CTTCTCCAGAGATTTAAACATCACCCAGACGTTAAGGCCTGTGGGAGTCCCCTTGGGGGCCCGAGCCTCGGCCAATATCGGCAGCATTTCGTAGAAGGATTTCATGCTGTTCTCCTCGTTCTGATAAACATTGGCCTATCAGTCACATTAAAATCCTTGATTGAAACATTGCCACGGAGAATCTGCTTTATCCTCGCCGCGAAAAGTTCTGGCGTGCAGCCGTACCAAGGCCTCTCCGGGTCGCCGATCATGTTCATCACATAGAGGGCGTCAAGTATCTCCGGCACATTCGCCTCCGGATCCATCCCCGCCCCTACGAGTTTCTTACCAGCAAACTCGGCGTCCTCAAACTGCTGTCTGTTTTTGAGCCATTCTTTAAATATCTTCATGCCCTATTTAGGCCTTTAAGGGCATATTTATCGTCGGCCGTAAACCCATCTTATTTGAGGGAGACCACGAGAGCGGAATCAAAAAAATCAGATTGCAACCTTGGAGCGACTAGAAGACACGGATTGCATTATCTGATTAGCCTTGTTGGTCAAGATCTGATTGGCCAGCTTCTGAGCATATCCGAACCCCACAGAGCCGTCCTTGATGGCTTGAACAAGATTGCTCGCTATCTGACCCTTCTCTTGCTCGGTAAGATAAGCCAAGCACGCATCAGATATTTCCACATAAGTATCAACCGTTCTCTGAATCAGAGAGGGATCACGAGTTTGAGCCTTTTGGGTAGCCCTCTGGCTGGCCAATTCAATTGCTTGCTTGACGGCCCGGTTTTCCCTCCAAGCCTTCTTGAGATCGCTTAAGGCTCCCACCGCAGCCTTCGCAACCCCTCCAAGCCCTGGAACAAGGCTCATGCCACCCGTAACGACCGCAACCCCAGCATCAGTCGCCATATCTCCCGCCGCTGCTTTAGCACGACCGGCCAAACTAGAGCCTACGCCTCCACCTATCGCCTTAGCTTCCAAGAATTCATTAAAGTTTTTCATGCTGTTCTCCTCGTTTTGAGCGCCGCTCCTATCAGCCACCTTATATATTTTATTCCGGGCTTATTTGGCCGAGAACCCACAAGAATAATTGATGGGAGGCGATATCAATCATTTTTGGCGATTACCGGCGAAATTATCAATTAGCCACGAGAACGCCTTGGTATACTGATTCGGCCAAATATAATGATTGAATGCCTGTAGGAATTCTTGTTTATGATCTTCGGAATTCAAGATTCTATCTGCCATGTGTCCTAGATTACTTGTTATGTCTTTCTTATATGGAAATCTTTTTATGAACTCTTCTCCACTAAAGTCTTCTTCCGGAAGAAAAAGCTTGTCCGTATGTTTTAAGTATCCGCTTCTTGCCTTAAAGGACGGATCTTTGCTGAGATCAACATCCTTATGCTTTTCTAAAAATTCTTCAAGAGTTTGTTTTTTCCAACTGTCCCCTCCCTCGGAAAAAAACATAATCCTATTCGGATTCAAATTTCCAATAAAAAGAGCTTGCTTTTCTCCTGACTCAAACAGCAAATATGCCAAATATGGATTTTTGCTGTTTTTAATATGAGGTGGCAAATTGGGATTGTTTTGAAATTCATTTTCAAATTTTCTCTTTGTTCTTATTCTGTCCGGCGGTCCTTTGAATGATGGCGCAAATTGACCCTGAACGGCATATCCTCCCGTGGGCCACACCGGAGGCTCTAGCTCTTCGTATTTGGCGACGAATCCGATTACGCATCCCCGCGAGTCGGTGAATCTTCTTGCAATATTCTCATCAATCGTTACAAAGAGCCCCTTTGGATTGTTGTTTGATTCGTAAGAAAACTTCCTAGGGGCCCGCAGCCGCCCAGAAAATCCACTTCTTGCCGATTGTATGGCGTCAATCATGTCATCAAATCCATGAAAAACTAGTATCGTGTCATTCGGCGACAAAGGAATCATGGACGAATTGTGATGGTGGGCTTCTAAAAGCCAACTTTTAAATCTCATGCACTATCTAGGCATTCTTTCCCCGCATATTTATCGTCGGCCGAAGCCCCGGTCAGGCTTCGTTATCCTTGGAAGACCTCAACTCCGGGGCTTCCGACACAGCGAGAAAAAGGCACAGGGCGGGTTTCCCCGCCCTGTGCTAAAATCATGCGCACCTTTAGGCAAAGGCCACGACTACGTACATCTTTTGATCGGTGACAGTGACTTTCACAACGGTAGAATTGTGAGTCCCTTCGACCATGACATACTGACCGGCAAACTCACCAGCAATGGTGTCAGTTGGATAAACAATAACTAGACCTGGAGTTGCTCCAAGACCGTGACTGATGCTCTGCTCTACGCCACTGCCAGTCAGATAGCTTGACTTGAAGACGCTCATCTTGGCGACCGTCACCGAACCGGCAGCGATCTTGCCAGTCGTAACCGCATCGTCAGCTATCTTGCCAGTCGTCACCGAACCGTCAGCGATCTTGCCAGTCGTCACCGCAACGTCAGCGATCTTGTCAGTCGTAACTGCACCGTCAGCCACCTTGCCAGTCGTAACTGCACCGTCAGCGATTTTGTCAGTTGTCACCGCAACGTCAGCTATCTTGCCAGTCGTCACCGCATCGTAAGCTATCTTGCCAGTCGTAACTGCACCGTCAGCGATTTTGTCATTTGTCACCGAACCGTCAGCTATCTTGCCCGTCGTCACCGCATCGTAAGCTATCTTGCCAGTCGTAACTGCACCGTCAGCGATTTTGTCAGTTGTCACCGCAACGTCAGCTATCTTGCCGGTCGTCACCGCATCGTAAGCTATCTTGCCAGTCGTAACTGCAACGTCAGCTATCTTGCCGGTCGTAACCGCAACGTCAGCTATCTTGCCGGTCGTAACCGCACCGTCAGCCATTTTGCCGGTCGTAACCGCACCGTCAGCCATTTTGCCAGTCGTAACCGCAACGTCAGCGATCTTGCCAGTCGTAACCGCAACGTCAGCGATCTTGCCAGTCGTCACCGAACCGTCAGCCACCTTGCCAGTCGTAACTGCACCGTCAGCGATCTTGCCCGTCGTCACCGCAACGTCAGCCATCTTGCCCGTCGTCACCGCAACGTCAGCCATTTTGCCGGTCGTAACCGCACCGTCAGCTATCTTGCCAGTCGTAACCGCACCGTCAGCCACGTCCGACGCGATGACCGTGCTCGGGTCAATGTTTTCCGACTTGACCGTGCCGTTGTAAATCTTGGACTTGATGTCCGCCACCGAACCGTGGCCAGTTCCCTCAGTTGTTGTTGCGCTCATTTAAAACTCCTTTTGTAAATGCAGGCCTTATTGCCTACCATTATGTACCGCCCATCAAAATCATTTCAGATGGCTAGCAAATAAAAATTATTCCAAGACACAATATAATTTTGGCATTGACCACCCACCGCCCATAGATTAAAAAACAACAATGCCGTTCAGTAAAAAAACAAAAAAACAGATCGCGTCAATCTTGGAGAAAAGACTTGAGGACATATGTCTTGAAGCCTTGGGCGAATTGCCCACCGGAGAACTTTTCCCCGAAATGCCAAATTCAAAATTTAGGATTCCTGTAAGTTCCCTTGCGGGAAAAGACAGAAGTAAAGTCAAGAAAAAATGGGACAAGTATCTGAGTTCCATATCCACGAAGAGAAGGATAGTCAGACTAGAAGATCTTGAGGAACCCTATCCCTTCACAAAGGTAGTTTTTTCCAAAAGACTAGATGTGTCCGGCTTCGCGACCGTAGGAGACCCCTTCACGGACTATGCAGTCTTGGACATACCTAAAGATGTGGCTTTAAAGATTGCCATATTAGGCTTCGCTCCGATTGCCTGAACCAGCCTTGCCTAATCCATAGGAACTCATATAAATTGAGGAAAGGCAAGACAAATATGCCCAAAAGGCTAGATAGGGCATGGAATTCAAGGAATGGCTACTTGCCGAAGACCCGAATGATGTAATCATCGGAAACACGAAGCTAGACTGGGAGTCCGGCGGCACCACGTTCTCTCTGTTTGACAATTTTTTCATTTATGCAAAGGGCGTGGTGAACCACCACGACATAATATCAAGCGTAGAATTTTGCAAGGAAACTCTAGAGAAGTGCCTCGCCGGCGAGATGAAGCCCAAGGATGTGTCCGACTGCCTAAACAACGGCGAGTCCATGCCTGCCAATATAAAAACCCATGGCATTCCCAGCCGTCGGGCCATAGAACTGATGCTTTCATTGGTTGAAAGCACGAGCGGTTCATTTGCTCCAAGAATCACGAGCATGGAGATTGTGCCCGATGTCATACACGGCAGGATATGGATTGAGTCCAAGGTAGTCAGCTTCTGGAGCGACCTACCCCACATCCAGCGGAACAAAAGCCACATACTCGAGTTCGTCCGGGCAATGGCGGGACAAGAACAGAGATTCCGCTACGATGTCGAGGGGGAATTGTTGGACTACGACGCCTTCAAGGCCGGGACTTCCAAACCCAACCCGAATTTTGATCCCTCCAAGATTCACACGATGGAGCCGGGGCCCGTGAAGAGCGCGCTCATGAAGAGCTCCGGGATTTCGCCTTCTCCGAGGGACATGGATCTTCCCACGAGGATGAAGTCTTACACGGGGGACTAAATCTGCTCCGCCCTGTGCTAAAATCATGCGTGCCTTTTCCATGATTTGAGGGATGAGCCTTACTAGATTAGGAGATGAAAACGCTTGAAAACAAGAAAGCTGTGGCGGATTTCCCCGAACTCGCCGACCAGTGGCATCCTACCAAAAACGGCGACTTTAAGCCCTGCGATGTAGCGGCAGGATCACACGAAAAGTTTTGGTGGCAATGTAAAAAAGTAAAGGAACACATATGGCCAGCAAAGGCATGTAATAGATCAAGAGGTAGTGGGTGTCCATATTGCACGGGTCGGAAAGTCTCTATTGATAATTGTTTATCGACTACTCATCCCGAACTTGCAAAGGAATGGCACCCCACAGAAAACGGCGATCTTACTCCGAATGATGTCACTTCCGGGTCGGGCAAAAAAGTTTGGTGGATGTGCGAAAAAGAACATGAATGGCTTGCGGCCATCGGAGATAGAGTTAGAGGTAATGGCTGCCCATATTGCTCTGGACAAAAACCTTGTTTTGACAACTGTTTGCTCACCAACCGCCCAGAAATTGCTGCACAATGGCATCCCACTAAAAATAACAAACTCACCCCAAAAGATGTAACTGCTTTTTCACATAAAAAAGTTTGGTGGATGTGCGAAAAAGGACACGAATGGCCTGCAGTCATCGCAGGTCGAGTTAGAGGCAATGGCTGTAAAAAATGTTCCGGAAAAGAGGCTTGTTTTGAAAACTGTTTGCTCACCAACCGCCCAGAAATTGCTGCACAATGGCATCCCACTAAAAATAACAAACTCACTCCAAAAGACGTAACTCCAGGATCAAACAAAAAAGTCTGGTGGCAATGCAAAAAAGGACATGAATGGGACGCAAGCATTGGCAACAGAACGCAAGGCAGAAATTGTCCGAAATGCAACGAATCAAAAGGGGAGAATAGAATAGTAGAGTTTTTAGAAAGTTTTTGCCTTCCCTTCAAAAGACAGTTTAAATTCAAAAAATGTAGGCTCAAAAGATCTTTGCCCTTTGACTTCTTGGTCAAAATAGATGAAAAGAAGGGGTTTTTGATAGAGTACCAGGGTCAACAACATTACAGGTTAGTTCCAAGAAGCAAATCATGGACAAATGAAAAAGCCATGAATGAATTAGAAATAATTCAAAAAAACGACAGGATAAAAGCCAAATGGGCCAGAAAAAACAAAATACCCCTTCTGATCATCCCATACTGGGACTATGAAAAAATACCCGAACGGATATCTAATTTCTTGAACACGCTCAAGTAGCCTTCTTCCTCGCATATTTCTCGTTTGCCGCCACCCTCCTGCACTCCTTGCACTTGCTGGCATAACCATCCGCCCTGCCTCGCTCATTTCTTGCGTTTCTTGCCCGCCATCAATGCAGCCACGCCCGAACCCAAGCCGAGCATAGCTCCATAAGATGCATCGCCTCCCACCTTGTCAGAAACCTTCTTTCTAAAGGACTCCTTCGCCCTCGTAAGCTCCCCGGCCTTCTCAATTCCCATCAGACCGCCGACCGCATCTGCTCGAGCCGCAACGCCGCGAGATACGTGGGGGGCGACCGAACCCAAACCCGCCCCAGCCAAAGTAGTGCCCGCAAGAAGCGCGGCCTTGAAAGCCGTGTCTCGGATCCATTTGCTCTCTTCATAGCATTCCGGGTCTCTATTCTCCAACCATTCATGAAACGTTTTCATGCCCTATCTAGTCTTCTTCGCATATTTATCGTTTGCCGCCACCCTCCTGCACTCCTTGCACTTGCTGGCATAGCCGTCCGCACGGCCCTTGTCTGCGCCATATTCCGATAAGGCCAAGACCTGCTTGCACCCGAGGCACTCCTTCTTCCCATCGGCCGCATGGGGGTTCTCCTTACGAAGATGGGGCTTGGGCCTGCTCCCCGCTATATGCCCTCCCTCGCGCTCACAGATGTACTTGCCGTTGCGGGCTATGTTCTTGTCGTGCGTCAGCCTGAGGGCCTCATGCGTCACCTGGCAGTACTCACAGAAGACCGAGACCTTGTCGGTGGCGATGTGAGTGTCGTAGTATTTTTTAGCTTTGTTGCTGTCCATTTCTTTCCTGTGCTTCGTGTAATCAATCCCGGTGAGTTGCTGCCTGTAGTCGTCCGCCCAGTTCCTGATCTGGTGGTAGGGCATCCCGAAGTTCGTCTCGGTGTAAACTTCAAAATCCCAGCCGTTCTTTGCCGAGAACATCCTGCTGTCCGAAATCTGCTCCTTGAACTCCTCGACCCTGTCCAAAGGCTTTACCTCTATGGCTTTCTTCCTTCTGTCCTTGAAAGTCACCAGACAGTCTAGGCACCTGCCCCTGCCCTCCCAATTGAACCCGATCTGGGTCTCAAAGAAATCTACATTTTCGTCCTGTTCAAGAAGCCAACAGAGTCTCAGCTCGTATGACGAACCGAAAAAGATCCATTTGTTCATCTTGACCGACTTGAACCACCCTTGCCTCTTGGAATTCTCGTACTTATTGACTGCGTGTCCGGCTGCGGCAATTTCGGAAAGCTTCTGCTTGAGCTCCTTGCCCTTCTCGGTCTCGTAGAATGCTTTCTTGGCCGCCGCCATCTTGTCGCAGGTCTCCTGGGAGCGTTTGTACGAACTTGCCTCCCCCATCTTCTTCTTGCCCTCCTCCGTGAAGCAGCAAGTGCGGCACTTGAACACATTGTTCTTCTTGATGTTCAAGGCTGCGGAGTCCTTGCGGAGCGTCTCTACCCCGTTACACCCTTCTACTCCACACTTGATAGTTATCAACTCCGTAGACAAGAACCCAGAATAGTCTGACTCAAATTGGTCTAGTCCAACCGAATCCTTCTCGGCAGACTGACTTCTCAATGCCGCAGAAATTTTTAAGCGACAATCCCTTGTTCTTTCTTTGCCTTTCTGACAGCAAGCCATACACACCTTCAAAAACGGCTGTTCGCCCACCATCCAAGGCTTTTTGGCCTCCACAAATCTTTCTTTGCCACACTCAGGACATTTGACTTGGTACATGCATTTCCTCCTATCCCAATATAGTACCAAACTTTGCAATTTAACGAAATAGCATTTTGAATGCCCTAAACAACTTTTTGATCTAAATACAAACAAAAAACCCCCCGGTCTTGCGACCGGAGGGTTCTTGTTCGTTCTGACCGCAAAAAGCGGTGTAAAACTAAATCACAAAATTGGCAATCTGGAGGCGGGCATAGAATTTGGCGCCTTCTCTTAGCAATTTCTTCCCATATCGAGTCAAGATTCCCTTACGAGGGCAGAAGGACTCTGGGTCAAGGACAACTGGGGTCTGGGTGAGTGGCACATACGGGCAGTAGAAGTAACCACTGTCCATATAGCTGTCGCCCTTATAGCCCATGAGGATCTGTCCCGTCGGGAACAGCGGATCCTTGTAGAGTCTCCAACGGTTGTTCACGGTGCCGACATACTGGATGCCGAGCGAGCTCGTGAAGCCTTCCGAGGGAGCCGGAGCGAAACCAGCTGTTGCCGTCTCGAAGATCGAGGCGACTTCTGGGCTGGTCACGAGCCAGTTGCATCCACCACGAAGCGTCTTGCGATGCACGACGTTCGAGACTTCAACGACCTTGACATAGAGCGACTCATACTTTTCCTTGATGGTATCACCAAGGGCGGTATTGAAGTCCCACGAGGCGACGGTGCCGGCGTTGTTACGCAGGTCCGAGAGAACCTCACGGTCGATTTCAAGGTTGATCTCCTGTGCCAGGACGGCGGTGAGTTCAGCCTCGGCGTCGAGGTTGTGCTGGCTGCGGAGGTCCTGCTGGGCCTCGTAGCTCCACACTGCCTTGAGCTTTCTGGTCTTGGCTGCGATCTCTTCCGACTCAATAACGAGATTGATTTCGGGGAGATCCTGGTTGCATTCCATGTTGTACTCGTACGAGACAACAACACGGTTTTCACCCGGGTCGTTATTCCACGTCAGGGCGAGTTCGCCCGTGGTGAGGTTCAACGAACCGGCTGTCGCCTTGTTGGTCGGGGTTCCGACATCGTGGAACGAGAAGGTGCCGCTCTCCGAGACCACGAAGGTCTGGACTGCGACGACTCCGTCGTACACGGTTCCGGTCACCGTTCCGGCAAGAACCGGGGTGTGCTCAAGCACGAACGTCGAGGAGGTGCCGCTGACGTCAACTGCACTCGACTCGTTCTCGATGAACTGGTGCGAGTAGTAGACGCTGAGGTTGGCATCGCCCGAGGCGAGCTGCTGAAGCGAGTTGGCATCGTCGCCGGGGAAGCCGCTCTTGGTGGCTCCACGGACGCTGCCCTTGTTGCTGCCGTATCGGAAACGGAGGTAGTACACTAGGCCGGTCGGGCCGAGAAGCGGCTGAACCGAGACTACCTTGTTGGCGATAAGCTGCGGATATATTCTGCGAACGAGTGGAATCGAGATTCTCTTGAACTGGGCTACGTCGCCCGAGTCAGTTGAACTCTCGTTGATGAGACGCTGGTTTTCCAAGAGAACGGCAGTGCAAGAACGTGTGTACTTGTCGCTTATGTTCTCTAGTAAGCCTGTTTGCGCCCAACGAGATTCCAGCTCCCTCGCCTCGTTTAGAAACTTGGCATTAGCTTGCATTTTAAATTCTCCTTGGTTTAACTAAAGATACTATCTGAAATCAGTCGTTGCTCTTTGTTCCGGCAAGAATCTGCATTTGACGAAGCAGATCCGGATCAAGGCTTTCGACCAAAGTTGTGTCAACATCGGTTTTCTTTTCATCGGACTTATTGTCACTCCATTCAGCAACAAGCTCGGAATCATTGACAGCACGTCCTCTCCCCTGCACATTCTTGGCTCTTTCAACTCTTTCTTTCTTTTCTTCCTTGGCGCTTTCCGTGATGACCTTCTGGGTCTCGCGGACTGTCTCGGTAAGTTTTGTGTTCTCGGAGCTGAGCCTGATGTTCCTGGCTTCGAGGATCTTGATCTGGCTCTTGAGCTCGCCGGCCTTGCGTGTGGCCTCTTCGACCTTGGCATTGGTGGCTGACGTGAAGCTCTCGTCACCGACATAGTCGGCGACGCACTCCAAGACGCGGTCGAGGGCGACCTTGTGTTCCGCTGTGCGGGGGTCGTTCTCTACTTCTTGGCGTGCCGACTCGTATATTTCGTTGCTCTTGTACTGGAGGAAGGCGTCGACCTTGTCGACCATGTATTCCTTCATCTCATTGAGCTTGGTGTTGAACTGATCGTACATCTCGACTTCGAGGTTCTCGTTCTTCGTCTTTTCTGCGACGAGCATTTGGTAGGCCTCTTCGTAGCCCTCTTCCATTCCGAGATCGAACTCCTTCTGCTGGGTCTCGAGCCTGGCGCGGAGGTCTTGGATGATGGCGTAGGCTTCCTTGTAGCCCTGGACGGCCGTATCTTCGGCTGTCTTGAGCTCCTCGGACAGTTCCGCGTAGGCCTCTTCGAGCTTCACGCTGAATTCCTGCTCGTATGCTTGCTTGGCATTTTCAAGTTCGGCAGTCACCGCTTCCGTCACTTCCGCGACGGAATCCTCGGGCAACAACTTTGTCAAGGCTTCGACGATTTTTTCCATTAGTTGAACCTCTCTTTTATTTCTTTGGCTTGTTTCTGAACAATTCCACCTAGAGCGGCTATAACAAGCTCTTTGGTCAGAGTATGTATGCCGCTGTTTTCATTTTTCTTAGTTGCGTGGGCTGTTTGTGGAAGGGAAACGTGGCTCACGCTTTCCTTCGAGACGACCTTCTCTTGGTATGCCTGCGAGGTGCTCGGGTCTGCGACTGCGTCGAAGGTGATGAGCTTGTAGCTTTCTCCGATGACGAGTATTCCCTGTTCGTTCACCTTTCCGTTACCGACTCCGCGGCTGCTGATCCCGACCCTGACGCCGTCGTTTATGAGCGCCTTGAGTATCTTGCCGTGGGGCGTGTTGAGTATGAGTCCTTCGCCCATGAGGGTCTTGCCATCCCACCAGAGTTTGGTGATCTTGTGGCTGGCGCTGGAGAAGTGGACTATGCTGTCGGTGGGGTGGTCTAGTTCTCCGATGAGTCCGCCGTTGTCGATGGCCTCCTGGAGTGCCTTGACGTTCTCGTTCAGGACCTCGTAGGGATATGTCCTTTTGTTCTTGTTGATGGCGTCGGCCTCCTGGAACTTGCCCCTGAACTTGACGAGGGCGCCTGTGGAGCCCGTGGTCTCCTGGAGGTTCATTTCATTGAGGATGGCGCAGTTGCCCCCTCCGAAGATCAGCCTGTTTTCGTATACCGTCCCTGGAATCATCGAGTGTTCCAATAGCAGATGCATAATTCACCTCCTGTTTATTTTGCTTCCGTGGGTGTGACGCTGGCCTTCGAGTATGGGTTCTGCAGGTTCGGCCACGTGTCGTTGTCGCCCCACTGTGCGAGCTGGTCGGTGTCCGAGTCCACGTCCTTCTCTCCGGAGATCTTGTATTCCCCTCCCTTGAGCACGTAGGGGTTGTCCATCTCTGGGTAGACCCCATCGCCTCCGATGTTGCCCCATCCCTCTCCCTCTAGTTCCTTGGCTGCCGCTCCGGCATATTCCTTGCCGTCGCTGGTGTGCTGGGCGGCGGGCGTATGGCCGCAATTGTCCGCTGGTGACTGGCTTACCTTGCCCTTCTTGACGACCTCGGGGTGTTCGCCGTTGTCGCTTACGACCGGCTCCGCTGTCCTCCACTCCTCGGGGACGGTGGCTTCCACCACGTCGTAGAGCCATTCGGCGGCGTCGGCGAGGACGTCAAGCGACATCTCCGACTCGTTTCTTACTATGGGAAGCAGCCCGTCGAGGTGTTCGGCGGTCTCTTCGGCCACGATCTCGTTCTTTTCTTCGACGGCCATCTCGTGTACCTGACGCAGAGCCTCGTAGACGTCCACAAAGGCCTGCATCTCTAGCATGGTGCCTTCGTCTAGCCTCTTGTAGAAGGACTCCGCGATGTTCTTGAATTCGGCGTACTTGTCTGCGGCCCGCTCGTTGATCTTGGCTCCTGCGAGCTTGACGACCTTGGAAACTCGGTCCACGAGGTTCTCGTGGGCGGTGCGGAGGATGCCTTCCGCGAGGAAGCGGCATGTCTCATCGTCATAGTTTGTGGCATTGACATTTTCCAGGCATCTCTTGATCTGCCTGGCGAGCTCCGCCTCTGTCAGATAGATGACCTCGGGGTGTTTCGTCGAGATCTTCTCGATTGACTCATCCACGGCCTGGCTGTCCGAAAGGGCGTTGAATCTCTTGAGTTCGGCGATCTGCTTGGTGAACTCCTGGTTCTCGCTGATCTTCTTGCTGGCATTCCTCTTGACAACGACGTCGGTGTTGAGGGTCTTCCAGTTGAACTTGAGTACCCTGGCCTCGTTGCGGAGCTTGGCGGTCGGGACTCTTACGCCCACAACCTCGCCCTCGTGCTTGAGAACCTGGCACTGGTCTACTGCGGGGCCGTTTTCGGCGATGTCCATGTATCCGAGGACGTTCTCCGCGATGACGTGCCACTCGCCGATTGTCTTCTTCACCCTCTCGCGCTTCTGGGCGAGGAACTTCTTGAGACCCTCGGGGAGCTTCCTCTGGGCGATCTTCTTGCCCCTCATTCTCTTGACCGTCTTGCTCGCGCTCTCGTGGCTGCGGGGCGTGACGTTCCAGCGGGCCTTCTTGTATCCCACGATCTTGGTCTTTCCGCCGACCTTCTTCCTGATCGGGACGACGCGGAGCTTCTTCATCTCCGTGAAAATCCTCTTGGTCCTGGGCAGGTCGATCCACTCTGCGAAGAGCGCCTCGGCCTTGCCATCCTCTGACTCTATGAGCGAGTCGATCATTCTGGAGATGACTTCCTTCGATGCGGCGACCTCGGACTCCTCGTTGATGACGAGCTGTTCGACCTGGTCAAACTGCAGGAAGCCGTTCTTGACCTCGTAGTTGGCGTGGACGTGGGTGCCGTCCATGGACTCGAACAGGGCTTCCTGCTGGCCGTAGGAGACGAGCGAGAGACCCTCTAGTTCAAGTGTTCTGGCGAGCAGGGTGGCCGCTCCCTCCAGCTCACTTCGCACGTTCGAAAGTGATTCTGTCTTTATTTTATTGAATGCATCGTAGCCGATGAGTTTTCTTTTCATTTATGCTCCTAAATTCCTGCGAAATATTTCTTCGAGAGTCCTTCACGCCGCCAGCGGCGGAAACATAAACCTATATAGTCGTACGTGCCGCGTTTTCCGGCGGACGGACGCCAAAAAAAGTAGAGTTTCAAATGTATAGTATGCTTGATAACTCAGATTCTCTACGATCTATTGATTTTGGGCTAGACTCTGGTAGAATTTAATTCCATGGAAATCAAATTCAATCCGTATGCAAAGAAGAGTCACAACGACTACGGCACCTACTTCAACCCCCTTTGTTATTACGTAGAACTCTACGGCTCGCACCCCGACGTGTACGAGTACCGGTTGCCGATCAAGAACACGACCTTCGTAAAGCTTGATAAAATGGGGGCGGAACGCGTATTTCTCTGCGAGTCGGAGAGGGTCGCGGACGGCAAGGAGTCGGTCTTCAAGAACGAGGTCTGCTACCGGCACGATGACGCGCTGCTCTTCTTCTACCGCAGAGAGAGCCTGGTAAACAGGTTTGAGACCCTTTCCGTGGATGAAGAGGAGTCCGAGCCATCCGAAAAGGACTTCGTGAGCTACGTCTGCAAAATTTTATACCAGAATCCGGAGACTCTCGGGCGGGTCAAGGAGTGCATTGACAGGGATTCCAAGCAGAAGAAGCACAGCAACGTGTACATCCTCTGCAGCTCCGACGGAATGCTCAACCTGCAGCGCTTCGATATCAAGCTCCCCCAGAAGAAGATAGACCTTGAGCTGAACTATGGGTCGGAGGCGAAGGCGAAGTTTGACAAGGTTGTAAAGGACATGTCAAAGAACAAGAACGGCCTGATACTCCTTTCCGGCGACCCCGGCACGGGAAAGAGCACGTTCATAAAATACCTGACGACCAAGACCACCAGGAAGGTAATATACCTTTCGTCCGGATCGGCCGAACAGCTGACCAACCCCGACTTCATGAGCTTTATAATGGGCTACAGGAACTGCATACTCCTTCTTGAGGATGCGGAGAAGGTCTTGCGCAGCCGCAACACGCAGGACAATGAGGCCATCAGCAACATCCTGAACGTAACGGACGGAATCCTAGGCGACTGCCTGAACATCCTTGTGATCGCAACCTTCAACACGGACAGGGATAACATAGACTCCGCCCTCGTGAGAAAGGGCAGGCTCCTTGTCGAGCATCATTTCAAGTCGCTTTCCCCCGAGGAGTGCAACATGATATTCGAGTCGATGAAGTCAAAGAGGAGGACTGAGGATCCGATGACCCTCGCGGAGATATACAACGAGGATGACAACTTCCACACCGAGGATGAGGAGAAGAGGCGGGTGGGATTCTAGTTATTCCACTTGTTTCGTCTGCCCTGCATTATCTCCGCACGACCCCATCCCGCAGTGTCTATTCCAATGGAACTGAGATGCTGCTGGCGTTGTTGCCAAGTTTTCGTGTCGCCAATCTGGAATCCTCCGAACTCATTCTTTTCGGGGCTTTGCGTCCCTTTGGGCTTGACTGATTTCATGTAGTAGTTGACATATCCGTCTACCATGCCGATCAGTTGCTTGTGCGCGCCCCCCAAATCGGCCACGTGCTTGTATTTGGCCTGCTTGGGCGGATCGGCGAAGGCAACGAAGTAGTTGTTCGCCTTCTTTTGTTTGCTTTGCACGAGCTTAGGCATTACTTCTTGCACGAACTTCTGCGCATCAAACGGCTGTCCCGGGAAGGTTCTGCTCCATGTGTAGGCGTAGTCCTTGGCATGCGCCCTCATCTCGCCCGGACTGGTCAGGTATCTTATTGCGTCCTCCACCCCTCCGTCGCCCGCGTCCGCGCCCTTGTGGTGCAGGTGGGTCATCTCGTGATTGAGGCTTCCTGCTATGCGTCCGAGGTGCTGTTCTGCGGCCGCGGAGTCCCGCTTGAGGAGTGAATCCTGGAGTTCCTTGACGCCTATGGAGATGGTGTTCACGACTCCGTTTGTCTTGACTGTCTCGGACTCGCTTGCAAAAGGCTCTATTCTGAATCTCACTCCCGAATGATCGGGAAAGCGGTTCTTAGGCAAGAAGAAGTCCCTGCCGCGCTCGTTCTCCGGCCAGACCTTTGCCATTGCGTCGTAGAACTTCACCGAACCGTCCGCCGCCGTCTTTGCGGCCTGCTCGATTTTTCCGAAGACGAATTGGAAAATTTCGTGCTCAAGCCCGTCGTGTTCGGAGTCGTAGTCGTGTTCCTGCTCAAGCCACAGTCGGAAGTCCATGGAATATATGTATCACAGGATTCCGAAAACCCGCAGGAGAACCACGGAAGAGACGACCAGTCCGAGTATGCTTGTTAAAGTTCTCACGAGCTCGAATTTATGATTGTGCCTGTCCACCCAGATTTCCAAATTGTCTCTAAGCTTTCCTTGCTTGGTGAGTTTTTCAATCTTCTTTTCACTAAGTTTAGGCTTGTTCTTGCTGATCATTCTCGATCTCCTCCAGCATTCGCTCCAGCCTATCCCTCTCCGCGTATAGGCTCTCGGCCTGACTCGGTCGGAAGTGCGGCGAGGCTATGTAGCTCCTTATGTCCGCTATTTTGTTTTTCAATTCCCACGGGGTCATCAGCCCTCCTCACTCCAGTCTACGTCCTCGTCGTCCATGGTCTTTGTGTAGTCCTCCAGTCCGAGGTTGTATTTCTTGATCTCCTCCTCGGTGGGATCGGGCAGGGCCGCGGGCTCCCCTGTTTCCTTTTCGCTGGGCTCTGCCGGAGCTTCGTCTTGCTGTCCGTCGGCGGGGGGCTGTTCCCCTCCCATTCCGGCATCCAGGTTCGGCGTCGGCCCGCCCGCCTCGGCCCCCATCTCCGGCCCGGCGGAATTGCTAGATGGCGTCCCGACGCCTAGCAGCTGCGGATTCTGACCGATTATCTGTATCTTCAGGTCTTCCAGCTTCTGCACCTTGTTCCTCGACATGATCCTTTCGGCCTCGTCCTCGGAGAACCTCATGAACTTCGTGAGCAGGTCGAAGTCTCCCATGAGCATGCTGGATTTCAGCGTTGTGACCAGGTTGATCCTGTTGCTCATGATCTCGGCCTCGCTCAGCTCCTTCCAGCTGCTCGGGGGCGTCATCTCCAACTTGAGGTCCTCGTAGGATTCGCTTGGGAACCCCCTCATCTCGAGATGGCGTCCGCATACCTCCAGGATTCCGTCCTCGATGCTGGCCTGTATCCTCTCCACCATCCTGGCGAACCTGGCGTCCTGGGCGCTCAGCGTGATCCTCGTCGCCCCAGCGTCCTCGTTGCTCATGTAGTTCTTGGGGAAGTTGAGGGCTGTGAAGAGCTTGTTCCTGAAGTACAGGGCGTCGTCTATCTCTCCGAGGTTCTGGGCCCCCGGCAGCGTCTCTATCCTCGTGTTCGCACTGGGGCGTATCGGTATCCAGTAGTCCTCGTCCGCGGCGGGGGCGTGCCATCTCTCCTCCACTGCGTTGGCCCCTGTTCCTCTGCCGGATCCGACCTTCTTCTTCCTGAACTGGTCCTTCATCCTCTCCACGAAGGCCTCCGCCTTGTATGGGGGAAGCTGGCCGACGTCGATGTAGAAGACGCGCCTTTCTGGACTCCTTGTGAGGCGGTACACCATCATCGCATCTTCCATCAATCTCAATTGATGAGCCGGACCCCTTGCCGGCTCCATCAGAGATTGTCCGTACGGATAGAAGGTCCTCCTGTCTTCGCCGAGATATATGTGGATGACCTGGCTCGGAGCAAATCTGATGGAGGTGGATTGCATCAACTCAAGGTCTGTCGCCTTGGTCACCTCGCTCCGTGTCAGCGCCTGGTAGTCGGGACCCTCCTTGTTCTGCTGGTACTCCACCACCCTGCCCTTCGTGGTGATGATCTTGTAGATGCTTTCGGGCGGAAGCTCCTGTATCTTGAGGACTCCCTCCTTTGGGTTGTTGGGGTCGGTGACGAGCTCGTAGAAGCCGTCGCCGAATATGACGAGCTTCTTGACCATCGGCCACGCCTTCCTGTTCAGGTTGAGCATGTTCCTGTTGAAGCACAGGAACTCCAGTTCCTTCTTCACATGCGCGTTCTCGCAGTGTATCTTCATCACGTTGCCTTGATCGTTCTTCTGGCAGTTGTGCATCACGACGGAGTCCGTGCAGAAGTTCTCGTGGTCTTTTACGCTCAGGTCGAACACCTCTATCTCGGTGCCGGGGATTATTCCCATGACCTTGCGCCTGTCCTTTATTCCCCCGAGCCACTTGATCTCCCCATGGCAGAAGCCCTCCTTCTTGATCCATGAGTCCACGCTCTTCCACGAGTTCTTCATGATGCCCTCTATGTCGCGCGTGGTCGCCCCCGCCGCGATGAGCCTTGAGGCCTCGCGGACCTTCTCGTACTTCTTTCTGTTCTTCTCGTCCCTCCACTCCTCTATGAACTGCCTCTCGTGCTTCCATCCGTCGAATGTGAATATCCTGGGGAACATCCGCGTCTTGCAACCGTTGATCTTCCTGTTCGGCTCCATCCTGTAGAAGGCCATGAGTTCGCTTCCGACCTCTAGGTCCTCGGCATGAACCCACTCCTGATCCCTCGTGAGAATCCTGTGGTCGGGCGTGACCACGAAGCTCTCGCCGTTGTCGAGCAATACCTTTATGGTCTTGGACTTCTTGACCACCCTCGGGTCGTATGCCCATCCGAGCGTGTAATCCTCCTTGTCGAAGTCCCAGCAGTAGACGAGGAAGGGACTTGGATCCTTCTCCCACCGGTCGGTGAGCCAGCGCATCGTCCTCGGCCCGTCAAACAGCGTGGAGATTCTGGTGTCGCCCGAGATGCAAGCCTCGTCCGCGATCACGGTCATCGCCATCTCCACCTCCGCAACGCTCCTGAGTCTTTCGTATTCCTTGTACCGGCTCTGGCGGTTTGTGACCGTGCTGAGGTCTATGAAGTCATTGCTGTCATAGAGCCTCAGCTGGGACTGGGACGCACCGTAGGAATCGCCCCTCAAGTCGGGCATTGCGTCGGGTACGACCACGCCCGCGCCCGTCATCTGGGCCGTGTCCATTCTCTCTATTGGACCCTTCTCGAACTGATAAGTCCAAAGTTTGTAAAAATCCCACCAGGCCATCTTAGAAAGTCTCCTTTGGCAATATCTAGCCCGTCAGCTCTGATAATATAGCTGTAACGGATGAGTAAAAATGAAAAAGGTATGCTTTGTGGTTAGCCACCTCGGTTCGGGTTCCTCGGAACTGGTGGAATCCCTGAATAAAAATCCGAGGTGCGAAATTCATTCGACGAGAGTGCAGTATTCCTCCCCGGATTCGCTCAACTGGATGTTCGCCCGCGGACACAAGATGAGGAACAGTTCCGCCGTGTACGGCGACCACATGCTCTTAAACGCATCCCTTTCGTGCAAGAAGTTCTACGAGTTCTGCAAGTTCATCTATGTAATCCGTCCCGCGAGGCAGTCCATGGAAGGAATAATGGCGTCGGGCTACGGGGAGGAGGAGGCCTCTAGGTACTACAGGTTCAGGCTCAGAAGGATGTGCGAGATGGCAAAAAGAACCCCCGGGGCGGTGCTTGCCACATGGGACGACATGCTTCGTGGCGAAATCCTCGGCGCGATAGAGTCATACCTTGGCCTAGACGTCCCACTGGAGAGATTGATCCCGTCGGAGAATGCTCCCTACAAAGCCAAGGAGTCGTCCGTGGAGCAGTGCCAGGACGCATATGAACGATACCACTATTTCATGAAGAACCTTGGACTGAAGGGGGCGACGTCTTGAAGATATCGTTCTGCACAGCCTGCATGGACAGGCTTTTCCATCTGAAGGAGACGTACCTAGAAAACATCGCAAGGGCGGGCTCGGGCGACGTGGAATTCGTCCTGCTGGATTACGGAGGCTCCGATGGACTGGAAGAATGGGCGGCCAGAAACCTGCCAAACGTCGTCTTCCTAAGAACGACCAAGCCCAAGTACTGGGTTGCCTCGCATGCCAAGAACATAGCTCACAAGGCGGCTTCCGGCGAAGTTCTGTGCAACTTGGACTGCGATGTGACGATCCCCGATGGCTTTGTAGAAAGCATCAGGGATTCGCTTTCTTCCGGCGACTGCATCATCGGAGCCGATGAAAGAGACGATTCGGGAAACTACGGATGCTCCGGTCTTGTCGCCGTGACAAGACGCCACTTCCTTTCGGTGAAGGGCTACGACGAGAGCATGAACCTGGGATGGGGCTTTGAAAGCTCCAATTTCAGGTTCAGGGCCGCCGCCGAAAACTCGCTCAGGCTTGTCAAAGCCGACGGAGCCAAATGCCTTCCCCATTCGGACGAGGTCAGAACCGCACGGTGCCAGCTCAAGGACATGTCATTCACCGCCGGAATGAGCGTCAGAATATCCGATGACATGGCCGAGTCCAGGGACTATGTGGCGAACAAGCACTTGGACTGGGGGTTCGTCAGCGACATCCCTCTGGCTTGATGGGAAAACAGCCGTCTTCCTCGAACATCCTTCTTCCAAGTTGGTCTATGCTGCTCCAATATTGCAGTGCTAGATCCACTGCATTCTCCTCGCTCAAGAGCTCGTTCTCTATCCATACTCTGTTGAAGGTGTCCACATAATTGATCTCCGGCCGGACTCCCCTGTAAGAGGCCGATTCGGCAACAACCCTGTTTATCCTCTTCAGCACGACCGGCTCCATGACCCCCAGCCTGGCCTTTCTCTTCACATAGACCCTTGATCCCACGAGGAAGAGTACCGTGTAGTTCTTGTAAAGGCCGAGGCCGGCGCAGCCCGTCACCCTTATATGTCCCGTAGAATCGTAATTGAACATGCATTTCCGTTGTTTGTGTGCAATATTATTTATACTTGTGGACTATTTTAATGGAATATTTGAATAACGGGGGCTTCCGTCATCCCTTGCTGGCTTCCCCCTTCGTCCATGAGGAGCCTTTCCCCGCGTAATCCCGACATATGCCGCCGATTTACAAGCCCATTCGCTTTAGCGGATGGGCAATTGACTGAAATAGAACAAAAAAACAAGTAAAATGAAAAATTTTGTTAAAAAAGCATTAGAAGCCGGCGGGTCAATACATCCGCTGATCATCCCAGCGGAGTTAACAAACGGAACGGGGTTGATGAACCCTTCCGTAATGATATTAAACAATAAAATAATTGTCATAATAAGGCATGTCAACTATACTTTCTATCATTCGGAAGCCAAAATGTTTCAGCACCAATTTGGTCCATTAACATATGTTCATCCGGAGCAAGACTTACACTTAAGGACAATAAATTATTACTGTGAACTTGACGGCAATTATGAAATTACGAGATACAACAAGATTGACACATCTGAATTTGACACTTATGCCCCGCTTTGGGACTTTGTCGGACTGGAGGATGCCAGGATATTTCAATGGGAAGAAAAACTATACATATCAGGAGTCAGAAGGGATACGACAACGAACGGTCAAGGAAGAATGGAATTATCGGAGATTGTAGTTTCTTCCGTTGGAGTAAAAGAAGTCTCCAGATTTAGAATACCCACCCCAAACAACAATGATTCCTATTGTGAAAAAAATTGGATGCCATTTTTTGACTTGCCATTTCACTATGTCAAATGGTCAAATCCAACAGAAGTTGTAAAGATAGACATCAACACCAAGACATGCAGCACCGTGAGCTTGAGCGACCGTGTGAACTTGCCTCGCGACATAAGAGGCGGATCTCAAATTATATCTTGGGGCGATGGATACCTTGCCGCAACGCATGAGGTTGATCTTTTTCAAAGCGAAGTCGGAAGAAAAGACTGCCGCTACAGGCACAGATTCATCGTGTGGGACAAAAACTTCAAAATTGCAAGGTTTTCGGAAGATTTTGACTTCATGGATGCTCATGTGGAATTTTGTATCGGCATGCATAAGCAAGACGATTGCTTTCTAATGACTTTTGGTTTTCAGGATAATGCGGCATATTTGTTGAAAGTTCCTATTAAAACAGTGGAGAATTTCATCAATGAGAGTAATTGATTGCTTCCCATACTTCAATGAAAAGGAATTATTAGAACTGAGAATCAATCTCCTTCATGATAAAGTAGACAAGTTCATTATTACAGACGCGAATAGAACGCACAGAGGAACTTCAAAGCCCTTTACTTGCAAAGATACTCTCGAAGAACTTGGAATAGTTAGCGATAAGATTCAAGTTATAGAAGTAAATCTGCAAAGTCATGAGGAACAACCAAATGCTTGGTCAAGGGAAAGAATGCAAAGGAATGCCGCCGCCGGGTTCATAATAGAGGGCGACATTTGCATCGTGAGCGATTGCGATGAGATTATTGATCCAAACTGCGTACGGTACTACACTGATGTAGCGCGAAAGAACCCACAAAATATAATAAGAATTCCTCTCGCCTTTTTAATGGGAAGAGGAGATTTAAGAGTGTTTGATGAACTAGGAAATCCCGTGCCCTGGCGCGCTCCTTACATTTGTTTAAAGTCCCATTTGGAAAAATACACTCTCTCTGACGTTCGCGAGAGTCACGCATTCGGAAAACACAATATAGAATTCTCCGACTTGTTCATCACAGAAAACAACAACATAGAGGATGCTGGCTGGCACTTTAGTTGGATGGGCGGTGAGGCAAGAATAAAAATAAAAAGCGAATCATTTTCGCATTGGAACGAAGTTTTATTGCGAAAAGACTATGTCCCAAAAGAAAACTCGACGGACTTTTTAGGAAGAAAAAATCACATTCTAAATAAGTACCCAGTTGAAAATCTGCCGAAAGAAATATTTGACATCCCAAACGCCAAAAAGTTTTTGTCCGTATGATATTATTGAAAATTCCCATGAGGAGTCAAAAATATGAATAGAACTGACATCATCAACAGAATAATTAAAAGCAATGGTGCAAAAAAGTACCTAGAAATAGGCGTCGATGACGGAGTGAATTTTTCAAAAATAAACTGCCACCACAAGATTGGCGTTGATCCCGCTCCGAATTCACGCGCCAATATTCATTTGAACTCTGATGAATTTTTTGACAATAACAAAGAAAGCTTCGATGTTGTTTTCATAGACGGCCTTCATCACGCGGACCAGGTTCATAAGGATATAATAAATTCACTGAAAGTTTTAAACAAAAATGGCCATGTCGTGTGCCACGACATGAATCCAATGGAAGAACAGCAGCAGATCATTCCTTACAAGGGCGGAGCGTGGACGGGCGATTGCTGGAAGGCCTTTGTAAGGCTGAGAATGGAAGAAAATGACTTGGAAATGTATACCGTTGATACGGACTACGGGTGTGGAATCATCACCAGAGGACACCAGAAACTTTTGAAGGTTAGTGGCTCACTTACATATAATTATTTGGATAAAAATAGAAAAAAGTTGCTGAATTTAATCTCCCCAGAAAAATTCCTATCAAAATTTGTTTATGATGAAAAGCATGACTTGGCTTCATTGCTGCACAGGTACGTTCACGACTCCGAGAACGCAGACAATAATTTTTCTCTGGCAATTATCTATGAAAATATTGGGCAAACCGCCTCCGCTCTTTCATATTATTTGAGAGCCGCCGAAAGAGCCGAAAGCAAACTATTACAGTACGAATGTTTGATACGTTCGTCAATATGTTTTGAGAAGCAAGGCACAAGGAACTTCACGGCAAAAGGACTTTTGCTGCACTCGCTGGCGATCCTTCCAAGGCGGCCAGAGGCATATTATCTTTTAAGTAAGTTTTATGAAAAAGAAAACAAAGACGGAAGTTGGCAGGAATCATACACCATGGCATCAGTAGGATGCGATGTCTCAAGCTTAATTGCACACGAACCACTAAGAACATTTGTGGGATATAACCATTACGGACTATTGTTTCAAAAAGCCCTGAGCAGTTGGTGGTGTGGTCTGTGTGAAGAAAGTAAAGAAATCTTCAAAGATTTAATCAATAATTATAATTTAGATGATCAAACAAAACAAGCGGTTATGAAAAACTTAAAATTCCTTAAATTAGAATAGAACTAAAATGCAAAACAAATTATACGGCTTCCCAATAGTAAATTACATAAGCCTAAAAGAATGTGTGGAAAGAAGAGAGTCATTAGAAGGCAATTTCATAAAAAATGGAGTTACTACATTTAACGCATTGATATCTGACCGTTTTTCAAAGTGCTCCGACATCGTCACAGGAAACAACCTGGGAAACATGACAGAAGGAGAAATAGGATGCGCCGTTTCTCATATAAAAGCAATAAAACATTGGCATGATAGCACAACCGAACCATACGGATTTTTTTGCGAAGATGATTTAAGCCTAGAGACTATGGAATTCTGGGAGTTTACCTGGAAAGAATTCATAGAACAGCTTCCCAGCGACTGGGACTGCGTCCAACTACTGTGCATAAGAAATGAATTTAAAACTTTTTCACTAAAAAAAAGATCCTCATGTGACTGGCTAGGAGATCCAATTGACTGGGGGGCGACGGCTTATATTCTAAAAAGAGATTATGCAAAAGAAATATTGAACAGGTATTTTGCAAACGACAATTTTTTGTTCTATATCAAAGAAGATTTAAACACCATTCCTAGCGTAGAAAACCTACTGTTCACACACATTGGAACTGTTTATGCCATCCCGCTGTTCGTCGAGGACGTATCTTTTGATTCTACGTTCACAAACAAACAAAAATCATTCCATGACTACTCCAGAGAAAAAGTTTTGGAATGGTGGCGGAATTCAACGCTCAAGCCCATTCCAGTTGTTGGCACTGCTGTTGTTAAATCCACCGCGTGGGTTTCTAGGTTAATATCTAGCATTGACTACCCCGTTGAAACATTTGTTATCATAAACAATAATGGCAAAAAGGAAATAAACAAGGAGCTAGACTTGTTGGCTGAGTTGAAACATGAATTTATCAGAAATATAGTAGTCTGCCATATGCCGTCAAATATAGGTGTCGCTGGCGCCTGGAACCTTATCATCAAATGCTTCATGAACGCTCCATATTGGATCATCGTCAATGATGATGTGTCCTTTGGACCTGGATTGTTAAAGGAAATGCATAATGTCTGCGAGGCGGATCCAGAAATAGGCGTAATTCATGCTTATGAAGGAGATTTTAATATGGGAAGTTGGGATCTATTTTTAATAAGAGACCATACAATTCAGAACTATGGACTATTTGATGAAAATTTATACCCAGCATACACAGAAGATTCTGACTATATCATGAGATTCATTATAAAGCCATTAAAAAGAATTGTGTCGCTGCCGTATGGCTACAAGCACGGACTTGGCGAAAAAGATCAATATTATACAGAAGGTAGGCAAACATCAAAAACAAGTCC